TGAAGAGGAATACCTTCCACAACTTCAAGATCTGTCTCATATACACCATCTACACCCTCAATCGACTTACCTTGCAGATTAGTAAATGTGTATGTCTTCCCATCGATCGTGGAAGTAAACTTGGTGTTTGCGGCGACGGCGATAGAAGTAGGGGAATCATCTGGTGATACACGAATATGTACGTTCGCAACAGCACCCCTTGCGCTTCTTGGAGTGTATCCAAGTGGCTTTGCTCTTGATACAACACTGTCGCGAAGAAGTGCTGAGTCAAGAAACCCCTCGTTACCTGACATATTCAGGTAAACAGCACCATAATGTGTGTTGTATGCAAGAAGATCTAGAATGATAGCAAGAGCAGATCCCTCGAAATCATAGTCACGAAACGTAGTTTGTCCTTCTAGGAAGCTCTTCAGGTTGCTACGAATCGTATCAAAGTCTAGCCCTGTTACTCTTACTGCACTATTTGCTGGCATCTGTTATCGCACTCTTTCTACGAACAAATCAAACGAAATTGGGTTGGCTTGATTCTTTGGTCTATACACAATTGTTACATTAACCCCATTTTCTTCTTCTCTTGCATCAACGCGTACTTCAATCAACTCTGCTCTTGGTTCATAGTTCCTAATCGCTTGTTCGATTTCTTTGCGAATAGTAAACGCAGTAAATTGATCCATATTCTCGAATAGTTTAGCACGAATATTGCCACCCACAAGAGGTTTATACATCCTCTCATATTTGTTGGTGAGGATGAGGTTTCTAACCGCTCTCTTCAAAGCATCGTTGTTCTTCAATACTGACAGTTGTCCTGTCACGGGATGTTTAGCGAACGTGATGTTTAGATCAGAGAACTGAACACTTTTCGGTTGTGGGTTAGCCATTACTACACCTGTTGTTTAGCAACAACTATTTATCACGCAACCCCTGTTCGTCTCTGCTCTGTACCAGACTCATACAACTCTGCTTCCTTTTTACGACGCCGAACAAGGCCTGGATGTGTCTTTCCTTGCACAGTTGCAATACCATTTCTAAGAGAAGCAGCAACGGCCGCCTGATCGGGCTTAGACGCATTTTGCTGAAAGTTCTGTGGTAGCCTTCCTGTGTTGTAGTAGTAAGAAAGGATAGCAACCTTTTGATTCTCAGCGAGTGAATCATACACAGGAGCAAAGCGTCGGATTTGTTCTTCTCTTACTGCGACGTCTTGTTTGAATAGTGTTTCTGATTGTTCTCTTGTAATACCAACAGAAAACACTTGATCGATAGGAATCCTCTCTGTTCCAATTTGAACGTATCCACGAACAATATCACTCTTCAAGTAGTGACCATACCCAACAGAGTAACTTACTGCATCGCGATAAGGTTTAGACATTGGTCCGCCTTCTTCCAACTTGAGGAATGCAAGAGCATCAGACCCAAACTGAACAACAACATCGCGATTTCGAGTATCCTTGACTGTTACTGTTTCTGTTCTGGTTGTTTCACCAAATGCAGACCCAATACCATTGCCTACATTCTTAGCCACACCCACCCCAATACGCTTAGCAACAGTTTCACCTACTGTTAAGTTCATTGATTCAGCAGGCGTTAATGTTTGTTGTTCTATTACTGTGGTAAGAGTTGGTGACTCTAGAAGTGGGGCTAAAACAGGCTCAACAATAACAAGTCGATCAACTGGTGTCTCAAGATCCACCCCTTCTACTGGCTCGATCTCTTCAACAGTGCCACAGAAAACGGTTGAGGTTCGTTCAGGATCGGAAGGACAATTATAATCCACCCCAATATCATGACGAGCGTAAGTATCAGCCCCAATAAACGTATACACATCACCATCATAATAATAGTGTGTGTCCCCCGTTGTGGTCAAATTGTAAACATCGGTCGCGACATTCAGAGTATCTTGGCTAAGATTAAGAGTCGTTGTGTCAATTGTTACTTCTGGTGCCTTTAATGAGATAGACGTTTCAGACTCAACGGCAATTCTTTCCTTTGCAACAATGTCAGCACTACCTGATATCTTTGCTATGAGATCGTTGCCAATATCAATATTAGCATCACCCCACACATCAGCGTTAAGGTTATTCTTAACCATTACGTTGGCGTCGCCATCAACAGTGATGATCACGTTGCCTTTTACATACAAATGCCCGTGACGTTCAAGAATCGTGTAATCATCCCCAATCACTTTATTGATCCTGGTGCCATTTGAGATTATTTCCTCAAATGTACCGGAGCGATGGTAAGTGTGAAGCCGCTCAGATCCTAATGAGTCATCTATCTCAATCACGTGGCCTGATTCGCTTTGAAACACCTTGTTATACGGGTAAATAGCGTTATAGCGTGAGAACGGCTGAGACCATGTTAGAGCGCTGTTAGCGACGGGAATATCAGTGGCTCTGCTATCATCCTTTTGCTGTACAATTGTTTGACTGATGTTCTCGTTTCGAGCAAGGCGAGAAGTATCAGGCTCATCAATATAAAGAGGATAGTTACCTCTAGGGTCATTGAACCCCTTTGTTGTATCAGCCACCTGTTGAGGAATGCCAGGAATTGATCCAATGACAAGAGGTCGTTGTGCCGCCTTGCCATCAAGAAACCAACCTACAACCCAACTGCCTTCAACCAATCCAGATGGTGAAGACCCCATACCACTTGCGGCAGCTGATGTTGTAGGCTGCATAACAGCAGCCCATGGTAGATGAGATATTGGCAGCGCTTTCTTGTCTTCAGTATGATGACCAAAACATCTAACACGCACTCTTCCCGCTTGCAGTGGATCATTACGATCTTCAACAACCCCGAAGAACCAAATAAATTGATCTTTTCCTAAGAACTCATCCATTACTGCGCGTCTCACCCTCACTCTTAAACTTTCTAGCGAAACTATCTTTCACTAGTTCCATATGTGTTAAGTATGTATTTGTCTCTTTCTTGTAGTGATGATTGACCGCTGTAACAAGAAAGTAGCTGTTTTCTGTATTGGTAAACATTGGGTTATACTTGTCGAGCTCATCATCTGTGCTACTATTCAACGGAACAAACAACTCAATTAACTCACCTACTGTTCGTTCACTATTGCCAAAGATTGATATATCAACAACAATGGTTTCCAATTGAGCCACAGCTGAAGTGAATCTTCCGAGATACTTGTGACGTACTCTCGAGTATGCTACCTGTGGATCTGTGATTCTGCCGTTTGCAAGAAAAACTCTATTTGCCATGTATGACGACTGACCATAAGGTTCCTTACCAACATTTGACACAATCATTCTCTTATGTGCTTCACCAGGATTGTTACGTCTTGGCGATACATCAGAAGCCATCTTGTATTTGCCGAGATGAACCATTGTATCAAATTGGCTATCGTAGTTAAATGTTGATGTTGTAAACCTCTTCGTCAAAGGATCAATAGTATAGACGATATTGTCATACATTCCATCCATGTTACCTTTAATAACGTCAAAGATGTTCTTGTATCTTAAACCTACGATCATTTGACTTTCAGTTACCTGATCGTCTTTTGTATGTGCCTTCTTTTCAATCTGTTCTAGTGAAGACTCCCCGTAATAGTATTTCTCACCTGCACCTAAGTACCCCGTCATAAGGAGATCTACAGGCATAAAGTTGAAACCCTTCTGGTTCTCAAAAAACATGTAGCTCATCGATGGTACTTGTTCACCATTTGTCCACGTAACATTAGTTACACTTTCATTGGCGACTAGACTGATGAATTTTGTTGGGGATATGTTTGGAGAAACAAGTGACTGCAACCCTATTGTCCCAAACGTGTTTAATGGTTTTTCAATGAAAGCAGGAACTACACGTTCGTCGAATTTTGAGAACTTGAGGAAATTATCATATACCTGCCGGACAATCTGATCACCTCGGAGGCCATGGTATCCCCCAACTACACTTGCGTTCAGATCAAGAATCAGCTCAGCACTACAACAATGAAGTGAGTAAGTGTCTGCTCTTTGCTCGAGCTTTAGTCTGTCGCCAATCTTGTAAACATCAAATATACCCTTATAGAACTTCTTGAACCCTTGTGTGGCAAACTCGATGTATATTCGCTCTTCACCTATAATAGGAAATGTCTCAATTAACCCCACACCATCGATGATAGTGAAATCCGCAGTGGTGAAGTTACCAAACAGATCTTCGTAGATATTAAATTCTACAACAAGAGATGTAATGTCCTTTGAATATCTTCCAGTATAGTCGAACAACGTGATGGTTCGGAGGTCAATACTTCCAGGGCGAAAAGGAGTAGGGATCGCCATTACTCAAATACACTTTCAGCTAGGCGTTTAATATTTGGGACATACTTGTTGTCGATCAACCGGATATTGCGCTTTGTTTCGTTTGCTTCAACTTCAACATCATAACAGTATCGAATTCGTCTTTCTGATGCTACAGTGTTGTTGTAAGAAGTTTCATCAATGTTAACAACGAATTCAGGTACAATAATACCATCATAAGTTACACTCTGTGTTCTGATGATCTTTTCATAATGATGAATAGTTGTCATCGCTGTTGACACGGCTCCATACTTCTTCTTGATGTATTGATCAAATGATGATGAAGTAAGAGGCCAATCCCATTGAGGGTCAATAATATTGTTCGTTATGAATATGATCCAGTCAAGCGATGAATCACCAAAATACTTATCGGCAATAGTATCTGGTCGATCTTGTTCCTTGATTGTGTAATCATAGTAGATCGCTGCCTTCTGAGCAAGCTCATCACGGATCTTGTAACGAAGCATAATATTCGTTAAAGCAATTGGTTTGCCTTTAGCAAGAAGATCATATCGGACTGTTGGGAATTGTTCAAAATAGTACATACGGCACTGTTACCTGTTCTGACGAAGGATAGTATCTTTTGTGGTGATCGATACTTCTTGGAACTGCATAGAGATAGACACAGCAAAAGGTGCTCGATCATAAGGAGTATCAGGTGTTGTTGACTCAAAATATGCGGGGGTTCCTTCAGCATGATAGTCAATACTGAAATTGGTAAGAACAGATGTCCCTACGTTGAATAGATAGTTAGGATAGCTAAAGTCAATATCAAACTGCTGAGGGTAATCGAAGAAGTGATCACTATTTCGAAGGCCTGGTGCCTGATGATACTTGAATACAAAGATCAAATCCGCAAGAAGATCTGTCTCGTTTTTATTCTTGGGGATGAATTTGTAGTTGAAAGAATGTGTGCGGAAATCTGTACCTGCGAACAATAGAGCGAGATGTGGATTACGTGCAATTCCGGCACCACCCATTGCTGACTTGATAAACTCAGAAGCACCATAACCGATG